GCTGGTACGAATGCAAACTCATCTAAGTATATTAAGTTAAATGAACCACCACGAACAGAACCTGATGAAGTAGAACCAGCTAATATTTTAGAACCATTCTCAAGTTCTATATTACCTTTATTCCATTCTACTATACCTTGTTGCATCCAATAAGGTAAATGTTCAAACCCTAATTGTATTCTATGTAATATTTCTCTAGCTGTTGCAGCCTTATTAGCTAATACTGCTACATTGAATGACTCATTGAATAATGCAAAGTGTAATATAAGAGCTGTCATGACAGTTGTTTTACCAGACTGCCTAGGCATCTTACATATAGTAAAACGATTACCTTGTACACTTTTTATTATTTTGTCTTGGAAATCAAATGTTGTGAAGTTAACTAGACCTTCATCCACATTAACAATCTTCATGTATTTGTTACAAAAGTATAGGATATCATTAGCGCACTTAGCTAATTCTTCTACTTGCTCTTTAGTGTAATCTAATTTTACATTTGCTTTTTTTAATCTTGGATTACCAAGATAGATATCATTCTTTGTTAACAAGTCCTCGTTCCTGTAACTTTATTCTATTAGCTAGATGCTCTTCTGCTATGTCATCTTTACTTTGACCATGATACTTAACTCCATGACCTTCTGCAATCATTATCTCTGTAGAACCAGCCCAGCGATCTTCTGCAGCATAGTAACAAACAACCTCACCAAGTATTCTACCAAATTTACCACGTTCATCTTGAAATGTTCTTAATACTTTAGCATCAGCAATTAGCTGAATAAGTCTTTCTTTAGCTAGAAGACCATAAACTTTTTCTTCTTTATCTGAAGTTCTAGATTCTGGAGTATCAATACCCATCATTCTAACACGTTGTTTTCTTAACCATACACCAAAACCTAAGTCTATGTCAACGTCAATGGTGTCACCATCAACAACTTTTATTAATTTGAAATTGTATTCGAACATTACTTCTTCCCATTCTTGATTTGATCTATTGCTTTTTTATTTGCTGCTATCATATTATCTTGATTTAGATCTATTAACTCTTGAATTTTTTTAGCCTTCTCTTCAGGAGAGTCAAGATGTAACTCAGGATTAATAATTTTTTCTAATTTTAAATTTTCTATTTTAGTATTAGGAACATATCTCCAAACATAACCAGCATCTGAATATACACCAAACACTGTTTCTGTTATTCCTACTTTAACTATAACAGCAGGCTTACCATCTAGTATAACATGATCACTCTCATTGAATGCTTTGTTCATTCTAAACTTCATACCTTTAACTAATGATGTTACCCATTCTTTTAACCATAATGTAGCTACGAGTGATAATAGTAAAGCTATCCAAGGTACTAAGAATAGCGTGAGATCCATTGATGCTTGATCTATCATTCTTCTTTCTCCTTCTTAGTTCTTAATACATCTCTTGCTTTACCACCTATTAGTTTTGTTAACTCAGATGTATTACCTACAAATAAATTATTAGTTACATTACCTTTCTGAGGATCATCAGCAAATAAATCTTTTGCTTTCTTTTGCAAATCTATTAAATCTCTATTAGTATCTGATACTGTTTTAATTAATTGACCAGCTACTTCATATGCTCTAGGTGATTGGCTTTGATTAGCTAAATCAAGTATACCTTCTAAAGCATCTCTACCTCTTTCAATAAGATGGTATAAATTTTCTCTTGAATAATCTAAGTCTCTTTGACTTTGACCCTCTTTATCATTATCAGGTTTAACCTCTACTACAACTTTAGGTTCTTCTTTCAATGGCTCTAAATCTAATGACTTAGCTATTGGGTCTTCTTTAGGCTGATGTGTTTGCACTGAACCACTCCTCAAAATTATGTATGAATCCGTAATCATCATCTTCATCAATATTTGATATACCTACTGATGCAGCTGCATTGGATGTTGGACTACCATTAGCTAATAGACCTGGTGTAGTTGTTGTCCTACTATGTATATAGTATCCACTTGAGGAAGAGTTTGTCACATTAACATTTGCAAACACAGTATTAGCTGGATGTGTATTTGCTTTAACAGTAGATGTATCCACGTGAGTCATAACATTAGCAGTTTTAATAATACCAGATTTTCTTAGTGGTCCCCATAAATAACCTTTAAGAGTAAAGTTTAATGTATGAATTAATGCTCGTCTAGTTTCAAAATCTCCATCATATGTATCTTGCATTGACACACCATTCAAGACTATTGGAACATCTTGTTTCCAATTCATTTCTGGAATTAGTGTCATTGTTACAGACCACTCAGGTGTAAAGAATGGTAGTATTTGTTCTAAAATTTGTGTTGAGTCTTCAGCATATCTTGTATATACATTTAATTCAAACCCTATATCATAAGCTACAGGATTATATGCTGCATATAATTTAGCTTTATCATCTCCATATGCAGATACATTTCTATGAATTTTATTTAATTTTCTTTCTGGTGCATAGTTAATTGATGTCATTTCAAATGACATACGTGGTAATACCATACCAACTTTTCTTGAAAGATCTGGATCAGCATCTATTCTAGCTAATGCTTTTTCTCTTGGAGCATATGCTAACGGTGCTTTAATATCTTGTACAATATTACCAGAGTTATCTTTTCTTTGTACAATGATGTCATTAAATAATGTTCCAAAAACAATTACATACTTACGTAAATGTTGATGATAAAAAGTATGTCCTAGCATTAGAAAGTACCACCCTCACTAAACGGATCACCATCACTAAAGTCTAGTATTGCATCCGCATCTGTTTCTATTTGTATATTATCACTATCTGTTACTGTATCAAAATCTCTTGTTGAAGATGTGCTACCATCACTTCTATCTTCATCCTCAGATAATATTCTAATATTGTCTTCTGTAAACAATGGTGTTATACCATCTTCTGTTGTTAACTGTACATCAACATATATATCTGTACTAAAGCTAGTTTCAATAACATCAACTTCAGCAAAACCTGTATTAAGTCTTTCACCACTATACTCAAATAACTCACAAGTTATATCATAGAATTGTAAGTTACCCATTTGATAGAATGTTGGTTCATGCTCTACAAATTTAACAGTATATATTTTTTTGTTTAATGGAAGATATACTATGTCACCTTCTCTTGGTCTTGTAATACCAGTATCAGCTTCTACAGACTCTGCAAATGCTCTACGTGCAACAGAGAATGTTACTCTGTCTCTAATCTCTAAACCAAACTTACCTAAGAAGTCTCCTTCACCTTCAAACCCTTCCACATTTCTAATATACATTTCAACTTGAGAATATGAACCATAATATTTTTTTCTTGATTCGTTTAGTATATCATCTGTATCATCTTCAGTGTATGGCATATAGCCAATATCAATACCATAAATCTTAATTGATTCATAGACTAAATCATTGATTAAATTTTGCTCATCTGTACTTGCAAAATTATTGAAGAATAGGTTTGTGCCTCTGGCCATTTGTTATCCTGTCATGTCATGAACTGGTAAAGAATAACTAGAAATCATTTCATCTTCTAGTCTTTGTTTCTCATCCAATGCTTGTTGCAGTATTTGTTCTCCGTTAAATTGTACACCACCTGGAAGTTGCATACCAACAAATTTAGTTAAGTTTGAGCCCCATTGCACTTTAAATAAACATGTTACATATCTTTGTAACCATCTGTCACCCCATACATCTGTATAAGTATCAGGATCAAGTTTCTTATATACTTCTGCAACAATATAATCTCCTGCAGTTACTTTACCCCAATCCATATCAATATGCAATCTGTTTTGATGTCTGTTATATCTTAGTGGTTGTTTACCAACAAGCATCTCTTCAATAAATCTAATATTCATGAAGTTCATAAAGTATGGTACAAGATCATATCTTGATAAATCATACAAATCATTTAATGCTATTTGATATCTAACATTAAATAAATTATTAGTACTTGTTGCATCACCTATATCAAATATGTTTATTACACCTATTGTATTTGAATCAGACATTGTTATATACTCATTAGTTTTATCTGTTTCTGTTACAACGTGTTTTACAAATGTTCTTTCTGTTGCATCAAAATGGTAATCTTGATAATACATTAATGCTTCATCAATACGATCATCCATTTGATCATCATCAATGTTTATTTCAATTACAGGTTTGCCTAATCTACGTAGACAATATTCTTTCATTGTTGCTCTGCTGCTAGGTGTTGCCATTTATTATCCCCAAATCTTTGTGCCACTAGAATTATATATTTCTAGTTTGTTACCACTGCTATCTTTTAGTGAGCCTCTAAAATTAACATTATATAGATTGGCTGTTGATGTACTTGTCATTGTTATATTAGCTTCTGTATTGACAGATTGTTTAATTGTATCAAAATACACATTGGCTGCTTTAATCTCATTTATAGAAGAAGTTGAATTAGCAACTAGAGCTTGGTTAGCTGTTAATGTACCAGGTGTTCTTACTCCTCCAATAGCTACTACATTAGAAGTATTGCTTGCTTCTCTACCTATATGAAGTGTGCCTCCATTTGAAGACCAAGCAACTTCACCAAAATCTAAAGTACTTGGTGTAGCAGTATTTGCTGATCTTTTGATTTGAATTGTACCAGCCATTAAAAACTTCCTCCATCTAAATTTCTTTTATCAGCTTTATATGTATCATCAGTTTTATTATACCTTAATACATATGTGTTTGCATTACCAGTAAGATCTATATCTTCCATGTCTTCCATAACTTCAGCTTTACGAGTTAACACTTGAGCACTAACACCTGTTGAAGTTATTATTGAACCACTTACATTAGCAGTGTTCAAAATGTTCCTCCATCAGCTTTAGGTTCTTGTAATAAGAATAAATCTCTTTCAGCATTATATACTAATATATTATTATTAGCTCTACTAACTTCTCTAACATCATCCATACCATCAAGTCTTGGTTGTACTCCACCAGCTCCTGTTTGTGCTATTCTTACAGCAAGTCTAGTAGTGTTTGTTAATACAGCATTGTTAGTTGTTATTGCCATTACTACCTCGTTACACTTGGATTAACTGTTACTAAGCCTTCTACCACTCTTGATACAACTGAACTACCTGATGTTACTTTCACATCATATACATATCTACCTTCAGTTATAGCTGCAGTATTGGATGCAGGTAACGATAAAGTTAACTGTCCATTAGTTCCACCATTAGTAATAGTGAATGTCTTCGTAGCTGAAGATGATGTGTGATGTTTTCTTATCATTGCGTTTGCTGTATAACCAGTTAGATTGACAACTGAACCATTGTCATCTGTTACTGTAACAACTGTGCTGAATGTAGTGCCTTGATCAATAATAATATCAGCTCTTGCTGCCATTGGTATACTCCTTAATCATCTGTTTATATTATTTATAAGAAAGGATTATACGTGTCTTGATCTAAACTCACTATATAATTTATAAGATTTTTTAGCCACATTGACTAGTGCGTACTTCATAATCTCTATTTCTTTTCTAGTTTCATCAGGTTTAATATCAACCCATTCGATTCTATAGTTAGAAATAACGTACATTATGTACCAAAGATCACTAAAGTCTGTTAGAACAGGACGTTCCCAACCTTTATATCTCAATGCTTTTTCATAACCTTTTTGTCTATTTTCTTCTGAAAGACCTTTATGTAGTGATTGTATTATAGGTTTAATAATTCCAAACTCTGAATCATTATGTTTACCATCACTTTTAAACATTTGTAAAAATAATTGTTGGCCAAATAGTAGCATAGTGAATGCAAATACTTTTTCATTTATTTCAAACTTCATT